CTATCGTCTGAGCGGCCTGAAAGAGGCGAGGGTGACCGTATCCGAAAGGGAGTCGGGGGTTCCCTCGATCTTGTGGCTCACTATTTGAGCTATCGTATCCACACCGCGGCTCTGGGCCGCCATTCTGGCGATATCGCCCGCACGGAGCGTGGGGTGGTGGCTTCCAGACTCGGCACTGAACGCGACCTTCACGTGTGCGTGGGCATCTATTTCCGCCTGTGCCCGTACGGGAATCAGGCCAGCATTACGGTAGATAGCGTGCTCGATATCGTCCAGATCGACGAATTCTTTTATCCGGTAAATCACTGCCGGATCTTGAGCTGCTCCTGACACCTGGAGGTGCCAGGATGGTGGATTTTGGTAGAGCGAGACTGGCACTGTCGCTCCGACATCGCTCATAAGCGTAACCGCACCGCTATAGCCGGAGGATTCGCCGTAGGCCTGCCTGTTGGCTTGGGACTCTGCGTCGGCCTGGGTGAGATAAAGACTGACTGCAATGCCGGTCCCTGTATCTGCCAGGCTGGCGAACCAGATGCGATTAGGATTGATATTCCACGCAACGATCAGCATCAGGCCACTACCTCGCTCACAATAGATGAGATGCGCTGCCCGATAACCGACCGGAGTGATGACGCTGCGCGTACCGCCGTAAGATGCAAAGCCATATCCAGTATTCCGGAGCCATCTGTGGCGCTGAGCCACGCAGCAAAATCACACAAGGCAATAGGCGAGGCCGCATCCAGATGCACCCCAAGGCTATGCAAGGACTGGCGCGCCGTATGCAATGCCAAGTACATGTCTAAGATGTCCAGGCCATAGGCTTGGCAGCCAAGTCCCACATCCTCAAGTCCGATACTGGGTAAAAGAGCCTGCAGCGTCATCAACAAATCGATGAATTCCACCCCATCATGTGCTCGAAGCGAAAAGCAGATATTTTCCAGAGATTGATAATACGCTGCCAAATCCAGCGACGAATCTTCCAAAGCCGTAAAAGTCGGGTAAGGGATGGCTGGCACGCCAGCCGCAGCGAACGTCGACGGGCTGCTCTGGTTGCGATATTCGGTCAAGACCCACTCGGCAGATCTCGCCGTGCCTTTGGTAACCCTGAGTTCAGCCAGTTTTCCCAAAACGAATCTGTCAGAAGTGATGTGGGCCCCAAAAATGATTGAACCCTGGACCGGGTCCCAGTTGTAGGTCGCCGAGATCTCCTGAGATCCATTCAAATAGCATATCCAGGAATCCCCGCTTTTAACCAAATGGATCAGATTCCAAGACGATCCACTCAGACTGTTACTCCCTATCGCCTGGCTGCCCCAGGTCGACCCGTTGAAGTTCACACCCAGGCACAGCTTATTCCCACCAGTTGCCCAATTCGTTTGGCTGCCTCCGATCCCGATATGGATCGGAACCTGCGACCCATTGAGCACGCAAAGTATCCCGTCTCTTTCGTCCGAGCTCGCAGAGGCCCACTCCCAAAAGCGTATCGTGAGAGCCGACCCGAAATCGAAATCCGCATGGCTTGGTTCGGCCACATAATTATTCGAGTTATCGAAATTAAGGGCTTTGGTCAGTGGACCATCTACCAGATCGCCTGCCACCATGCCGCTAGGAGTGCCATGGTGGGCGTTTGCCGTGCTGTCCAGCAGGCATTCAGCCCCCCCGGCCGGAGACTGATTGGTGTGCCAGACAAGTTTGTCTTCTGCCGCCCAGGCGGCATACTTGCCATCGGCATCGCTCGCAGACGGTTCCGTTGCCGTAGGATTGTCGTACCAGACATAGATAACGGTATCCGCTACCTCTGACAGAGCTGACACCATCACATGGATCTGCGCACTGCCGTTTGCCGGATCGTTATCGATCACGAAATTGACGATTTCGCGGGCGAGAAGAACTGAGCCCGCTTCATCTGATGAGAATCGAATATCCCCTCCGTCGGACCTGGCCGGATAGCTGCCGTCAGCGTCGAACATTTCCGAGGGGAGATTGCTCTGGTTGAGGTAGAGGGTAAACGATGAGAGTGCCGCGGCGACCTGGGTGTGATCAATCGTTATGGCGCAACGCCTATTCCATCCATCAGGGAACATACCCTACACCTCAACCAGCGTTGAAATAGGAGACGGCCCCACTGCGCCGCATTTCCAGCCGCGAGAGGGGGTGCCACCCCACTCTTTGCCGTAGGTCGTACGGCTACGCACTATCCGGCCGGCACCGATACGCCAGCATTCCACAACGGAGGGTCCAGGAAGCTTTCCGAGGAGCCAGAAGGCAACAATAGCTGGCCCGGCTTTATTCGAGAGGGATTGAGCTGCTTCAACGAAAAAGTTGTACTCCTCCATGCCAGCCAAAAGGATTTTGTGGCCCGTTGGAAGATAAAATTCGAGACGCTCTATGGCGCGATTGAATGTCTCATCCCCCCATCCGGGGTCGAAGTGCCGGATATCGTTAGAGAGGTATTCCCGTGTCCCGAGCCTATCGGCGAAACAAACTTTGATTCGCCAGGCAAGAAGATGATTGAGTGTTGGCATGGCCATGACCGGAGCGTCCCTATGCGTACAGATACCGGCAGGTGAGTACGATCCCGCCTGCGGCTCTGAGCGAGGATGAATTGCTGGCGCTATGCGTACAGATACCGGCAGGTGAGTACGATCCCGCTATCGGATTGAGGCGCGAAGCTGCTCAAAATGATCTGCTTTATGTTGAAATAAAGATTTTTAGCTCCGCTAAGCGCGCCGGTATCCAGCTGTATCCGGCTATCCGTACCACTCAATGGAGTCCCCGCCCAAGTTGCGCTCCCGGGAGCCGCGTTGGTGGTTGCGATAGCTCTGATCGTCGAGTTGGCCGGAGTCCCGCCCCCGAGGAAATCATCGTCAGCGGCCGCATGGGCGCTCGTGTTCCACGCTTCGAGATACGGCACGCCAACGGTTGATCCGTCGAAATAGATCGCGAAAACATACCGGGTTGCGCCGCCCGACTGATCGCCGGCCGTAGTCCCTGCCAGCGGGACCTGGTTGAAAACGCCAGCCGACAAGTCATCGATAAAGGTTTTGGGTGCCTCAATCGACCCTGAGGTGGGGATGATTAGCGGATACCTCGCTCCAGCCCTGTTGTCTCCGTCCACCTGCTGGACGTCTAAAAACATCAACTTGTCGTTAACGGTATCGAGGACGACCCAGTTAGAGCTACTCTCCCCAGCTCCTCCCGACGCATTGCCCGTATTTGCGCCATCGTTCAGGGCGTCGTTGTAGAGCCACGTGAGATTGGGTTTAGCCATCAGTTTGCCCCCTGAAGATAAAAAACGTGATCAGAGTTATCACCGCACAGCACGCGGCCGGACATCCCGGCCCTACCTTCCTTTCCAGCAGGACAGAGCGGCTCAAGATACGTCTCGCCTCCACAAAAAGGGCACGTTACCCCAGGATTTTCCCGGAGCGAGGTGTCCGTTTTTCCTCGGACGGATTTTACCGGAGTGGGAGGAGCCACTCGTGCCCTGGGCCGAACAGGTGCAGGCTTGGAAGACTGAGCTGGAGACGGTGGGGACTCTCTGTAGTAGGTAATTAGCCCGATTTTCCGCCACTCTGTGGGTGGCTCAGGCATATCGGGTCCCGGCCAAACACGCCACCCATTAAAGACCCTCGCCTCTCGTTTGGCCAAATTGTGCTGTTTCAGCGCGGCCCGCATCTCCTCCGCTGGGAATGCGGTCAGGATGACGAGGATTTCATTGATCCTGGCCTGTTTGCTGTCCTGATCTGTCATAAACACTCCCATCTTTTACGCTGGATTCGAAACGTCTTTCGTGGCTCGATTACGGCACTGGGATCCGGACATGGGCCACCCGGACACGGACATCCCAGGTGGCTGCACTGGGGGCAATGCGTTCCGTAGGTCCAGAAATAAGTAGTTCTAGTATCTCCGCTGGTGCATTCCGCAATTCCCCAAGTATCGCAGATAGTATTATCGCAGCCTTCAATGCCGGTTACTATCCACTGCCCGGCGTTGATTACTTGCACCGTTAGTGAGGTGGCTGCACACCCCCCCCAATCGCTGACTGAAACATTAAACGCCCCACATGCACCGTTCAATGTGACGTATAGATTCGGTCCGGTATAATACGGGTCATACGAAGTCCCGGCCCCTGAAACCGACCAATGGTATTTCCCTGGCGTAAGTCCACCAGACGCAGAATATGTGTATCCACCAGGGGATGTTACAGGAGCTGGGCCACTTAATACCAATGGGTCCGAATCCTCACACTCCATCGCCCAACACGGATCACATTCGACCAAGCACCTGCATATCGCCCTATCTTTAAGCTCTTCGTACTTCTCGTAGAATTCAGGAGACCCAAATGTAAGGCCATAACGATTTACGACAATATCTATAATAGTTTTATATGAAGCCTCGTCATATGTCTGGGTGGTCCCATATTTGTCGAATTCCTTGCGGCATAGCTCAAGACATGAGCAGCCAGAGGCTTGGTATTTCCTTAGCGCCTCATCGAATCGATTGGATAGGCACCACGAATTGGGGTCGGGCTGACAATCCGTCGTATAGCAGCCGTCTGGAACCGTGTCACACTGCCCCCAGGGCCAGCAGCTGCGCACTCCGCCCTTTTCACAGCAGGCTTCTTCTTGCGCACATTTTACAGTGCTGCCATCGGCCTTGGTGCAATCAGCCCCTGTGTCTTCGTCCCAATCGTCCCCGTCGTCGCCATCATCACCATCTCCACTGCTGCACTGGCTGGACTCAAAACATCCGCGCTTACCAGTCTCCTTGTTCTCGCAACACTTCGTACCAGAGGGACATTCCTGCAAACCTCCACCAGTGCCGGTATCGCATTCGGATTCGGCATAGCAACCCAGGACGCCATCCTTGTAGCACATGACCCCCGCCCCGCAGGAGTCGCAGTCGACCGGCTGATAGCAGCCGTCTCTCCCCCTGGAGCGGCAATATATTTTCCCCTCCCCACCGGTGGGTTTTTCTGCATCACACTCTGAGTTGTCCCAGCAACCCTCAACGCCCGACTTAAAGCACCAGACCCTGCCTACGCCGCAGTCATCGCAATCGGCCACGGCATTGCAACCGTAGGCGCCTCCCGATTTACACCAGATTTTTCCATCCTCGCAGGCCTCGGAGGCTGCGTCGCAGGGGCTCTCCTCAGTGTTGCATAGTCCGTCGCTGCAGCAATCCTCGGGGTCCCCATCGTCCCCCTCCTCAGATACGGTGATCGTGGCTACTACTTCGGTCGGCTCCTCTCGCGTCGTCATCACCAACGCCCGGATTCGATCAGTACCTTTGAGGTAGCCAATATAGACATTTACCGCGCCGCCGGGAGCGGCATACTCGGCAAGAAGAGGAGTCCCCGTAGCAATGGCTTCCGAGAGATCCACGGTTTTCCCGGAATGATCGGAGTAGAGATTGGCCCCCGTCTTTGTCTTGTTGCCCTCTTCGTCTTCCTCGTACTGCCAGATCCCAACGACAGAGGCCGCATGCATCGAAAGGTCACACTGGGTGATGCCGGCGATCTCGTTTACCGCCGAAGTCTCTTCGTTTGTGACATCGATTGTTCCAAGGCCCCTGCTTGTCCAGGCCAGGTGCCCGTGTGGGCTGGTGTCTATTGTGTTGTAGGCGAGACGACCATCCGTAACCGGAGCTCCTCCGGCCTCGACGTAAGTTATAAGCCGAGCTGACTCTCCCACTTTGATGCTCGAGGGATTGGCCTTGAGCGTAATCGAGGGGGGGCATTGGCAGGGGTTTTCGACGTATAGGGATTCCGCCGCCGTATTGCCGTAGGCGTCGGCGGTTACGGTCTCTGTCCCGGCTGTGGCACCCGCCGTGGCATAGTTTATGGCCACGCCACCCACAATATAGGAGATGACAAGGGACTGATCGCAGTGGGCAAGCCGGCGCGTGAGGGTGATCGTTTTGCCGTTGAGGGTGTAGCCGTCCGCGGCTAGGTTATCAGCGTGCGCCTTGTCGCGCTCGGTCCACACGCCCACAATCGAGGCCGGAGTGTGGGTGACGGAGATGCTGTAGTAGTCCTGCGCCTTCACCTTCTCGTTCGGAGTCGTGATTTGCTGGGTGTTTGTGGCCGGATAATCCAGGGCGACGAAGCCGTTTGCAGTCGACCAGGCGACCGGAATCCCGTCCATCGGCGCCCCGTCTTCGTCCGTCACCCTGGCCAAAAGCTTCGCCCGCCCGAGAGTTGCGGCCAGGCAGCGGTCAGAAACGGTGATCTCAACCCCGATTCCTCCTACTCCAGCCGAGGCCGATACCCGGATGCGGTTGCCGAATTCGGGCCACTCCGGCTCCCGCGAAAGGGAAGCGATAATGGCACCCTCAAAAGTTGCCGTCTCCTCCCCCGGCTGCGGGGCGTACCGCAGGAGGCGGATGCACAGATGATCCCCCCCGTCGGTCGTGACCAGACCGGAGGGACCGTAGGCGAGCTCAACAAGCTCAGAAATAACCGCTATAGGGTAGAGCCCCTCGGACTGGTAGCTGTAGGGGTAAATTACAAAATCAGGGATCTCGCTATAGGCCGAATCCCAGGAGACGCCGGATGCATTGCACATCTCCTGGCAGATCGCAAAAAAGCTGGTTTGCCCAGTCCAGGTTTTGGTCACCTTTGCCGCGAATGGGGAACCAAGGAGGGCCGTTTTGCTCCGGCCCCAAACACCCTCCGCCGTGCTGGAGCTGGCTGCGTCTTTGTAAATGGGCCGCTCGACAAAAAACGTCCCCTGGGGAACCCAGGCTCCGGAGAGGTCGGCTCGAGTAAAAATGGAAAGCGCTGGAGCGTCCGGCAGGATGTAAAGATCGATCCCTGCCAGCACGGACGGATCGGCAAACGTCACCTCGGCCTCGCGGCAGTACGACTCAAGGCTTGCTTCGATTGAAAACGAGGCAACCTTTGCGCTCACGTCAACGCCGGAAAGGAGGATTCGATACGGCAAGGCCATTCGTTATAGATCCTTCGAAACGATCCAGAGCTTGAGCTCAAAGGAATAGACATCGTCCCCTTGAGCCGCAAAAAGTAGGTTCTTCCACCTCTTCCAGCCGTCGGGGGAGGCAAAGCGCACCTTCCAGCACGAGATTGAATCCGTCCAGTACCAAAGGCCATCCTGCACTGCCCAGGCCGCGTCCATGACCGCTATGCGGGCGGACGATATGGCCATGGAAATGGAGAGCGCTATCTCGCTATCGGCCACGACAACGCCGAAATCCTGCACCACGACGCCGTCAAGCGTTTGCGTCTTTCCGCCCCGGCGCTTTCCTGCGCCGTCTCCGGGGGAGTACTCTCCGTGCACGTGGGCGAACTCAAGATCCACCAGCGTCGCCGGCGCCGGATCGAGGCTCAAGGGGGCAAGGCTTGCCCCTCGCTCCGTTGAAAAGAGCACGCAGTTAGCGAGAGCCACGGGTAAGCCTCAGCTTCTCGAGCTCGGCCACGAGCTCGGCTACCTGTCCGCGTGGATTGCGGCCGGATACGGAGACCGGCAATTCCACCCCTCCGGCCTGAAGGCGAAGAGTGATGGTTTCGCCTGAGCCGGGACCCGCGGCGGCGATGGCTCCCCCCTCGTGGAAGGAGGGTATCTCGGGGAGCCTGATATCCCCGAAAAGATCCACAGGGCTAAAGCTCACCCTGGGCAGGACGGCAGCCAGGGCGCCTCCAACGTGGAAGCTCGGGATGCTCCCGAGGTCGAGATCCGGCATGTATTTTTTGAGCAAACGCCTTACGAATTCGCCCGGCGAAAGCTTTCCGGAATTTATGGTATCGAGAAGCGAGCCCCATTTCTTTGTCACCTCGGGGCGAAAGACATACTCATCAACCAGGAGTTTCGAGAGCCGCTCGTTTGATTTCAAGGGGACGAGGGCGCTCGATACGCCGGGCAGGGATGAGGCCGCGCCGCCCGAATGCAGTTTTCCAATGCGGCCGCCCGTATGGTTTTCCTCTACCGTCTGAACATGGATGGTGTGGATCGATGAGGTGTCCTGCTGGATCTCGGCAAGCTTGGCGTCTATCTCGGCCGAATCGACGTTGATGCGCGCCGTCGGCTCGATGGGCGTTGCATTGATCTCATTGATCTTGGCTGTGACCTTCTCGAGCTCTGCAAGGGCCGCAGCTCCTTTCTCCTGGACACCTTGGATCTGCTGCTGTGTGGCCTCGGACTCGCTCTGCTTGGCCTGCTCGAAGCCTGACTGCGCCTGCTGCGCGATCTGGACGAAAGCGTTGTAGCCTTCCGTCATGGAGACCAGAGTCTTGTCACCATCCTTCACCTCGGTTACGAGGCTTTCGGCCTCTCTTTGGGCCTCCTGGAATTGCTTGGCCACATCGGCGTATGCCTCCGGAGTCTTGGCCTGGCTCAAGGCCGAAACGGCCTTATCGAGATCTTCGTAGGCTTCCTTTTGCCTGTCCGTCCATGCCTCAAGGTCGGTCATGGTGCGCCGGCTCATCTCCCTCGTCCGGTCCTCGAGCGAGGAACGGGAGGAGGCGATTTCGCTGGTGATGCTCTGCACCTTTTCCTTGAGCCGGTTTTCCTCCGATATGGCTTCCATGTAAGTTTGCTGGAGCTTGGATCTATAATCCTCAAGGGCGCTGATCCTGGCGCTCCTGAGCTCCCGGGCGAGCAGCTTAGCCGTCTCGGTGTAGGTCTTTTCGTCGGCACCCTCTTTTTGAAGCACCGCCAATTTTGTCGCGTACTCGCGGTTGGCCTCGCCTATCAGGGTGTCGGCCTTCTGCCTGTAGATCTCGAGAGCGGCCTGGGCTCCGGTCTTTTCATCCGATGCCAGGGCTTTAGCCTGCTGGGCCGCAAAATCGTAAGCGTTGGCCATCTCGCGGCCGGCAGAATCAAATTCTTTCCCCAGTGCCTCAACCGCTTCCTTGGCGGCTTTATTGGCGGCCTCAGTATCCTTCCCCCCTTTTTTTGCCTTGTCTCCGGCAGCCGCTGCGGAATCTCCTGCCGCTGCGGCCTTCTCCCGGAAATCCACAAGAGTCACATTGTTCTCTTTGGCCGCCCGTCCCACATCGCCAAACCCTTTGGTGATCTCGCCGATCTTTGCATTGACCCCTTCGAGTTCCTTTTCGGCGGCCTCGGCTTCTTCGGTCTTAAAGAGGCCGCCCAAGGATCTCTCTTGGGATTTCACCTCAAGGGCCTGCTGGTATCGATTCCAGTAGGAGAAGGTCTTTTGAAGGTTTTCGTATTCGGCCTGAAGCGCATCTGCGCTTTTGGCCTTGAGCTCATCAAAGCCCTTGATCTTCGTATCCTTGTAGGCCTCGAATTCCTCGGCGGATTTCTTGTAGGCGGCGCTTACCTTATCGATCCCTTTCTGGAGCTCCACGTACTCGCCGAAGAGCTTCGCGAGCTCCGAGAGCCGATCAAAGGTGAACGCCACGATCAGGACCGACCCCAGAGCCAGGAGGGAAGCGCGAAAGCGGCTCAGGGTCGGAACGCCGTTTTGTATGGTCGTAAGAAGCGGCACCGCGGACTGAAACGCGAGAGTGAGCCCGTTTTTAACATGGGCCAGCACTCCCACGCCCTGGCCGAATACGAGGAAGAGCGTCGATCCTGCGAGCCGAAGCGCACCCAAACTTGCAACTCCGGTGATCAAGGCGAGAAAAAGCCCGGTCAAGCCCGGCTTAACCTTGGCCAGATTGGCCAGGCTATTCAGAAGGTCAGTGATACTCCTGGTGACCTCACCAACCACAGGGTTCACATCGGCGCCAAGCGCCTCTTTCAACCGGAAAAAGGCGTTCTCGAGCAGCTGCACCTTGCTCGCTGGGGTTTTGTCCATGATGCCGTAGGCCTCTTCAGTCGAGCCTGCCGCATCCTTCACGTGGCCAAGGATCTCGATAAGCCCCTCGTAATTCTGAGTGAGGCTCAAGACCCCCGTAAGGCCTTCCACATCCGGAATGATCTTCCTAAGCGTTTCGTTATCCAGGTTGAGGGACTTGATCTTGGAGAGGGTTTTGATCAGGCCTTCCCAGGTGATCCCCAGGGCGTTCATTTCCTTTTTGGCTTCACCTGTCGGCATGGAGAGCTGCTGGATGGCCCCTTTGAGCGCCGTCACGGCCTGCGGCGTCCGTATCCCGGCCTTCGTAAGCTGGCCTATGGCGGCTCCCACCTCGGTTATGTCGACTCCGGCGGCCCGCGCGATGGGGAGCACATCTCCGATATGATGGGCCAGCTCGGGGAATGTGGTAACCCCGTCTTTCACGACCTGGAAAAGAACGTCGTAGACGTTCCCGAGCTCTCCCATCTGTTTGCCGTAGGCATTGATGACGCCCATTCCGGCGTTGACCGCCGTCTTTGTGTCGGTCACCCCCGCAATGGCCGCTTTGGCCGAAAGCTCAAGCGCCGTGGGAAGATCCTTCAGGGCAACACCTGAGCTCACCAGATCGTAGGCCGCCGCAGCCAATCCCTCAGCGCTTTGGGGAATACGGGTGGATAGATCCAGGATGGTCTCTTTGAGGGTTCCGTAATCTTTCTCGCTCAGGTTAAGGAGGGTGTTCACCTCGGCCATCTTTTGTCCGAAGTCCGAGAAGGCCGAGGTTACCCCCCTAATCAACAAGAGTGTTCCTACGAACGAGGCCGCGGCCACCTTGGCCTTCTCGATACTCGTGACCCACCCGTTTTGCTGCTCCCCGAGCTCGCGGATGCGGTCACCGAGCCGAAGCTTCGCCTGGGCAAGCTCCGTCATAGAGAGAGTGCCGGAAGATTTAAGCGTGATGTAGGATGCTTTGAGCCGGTCGATCTCCTGGCGAAGACTCTGGTGGGATTTGAGGCCGAGATCGTCCCTGGCATTGGCTACGGCCGCCTCACCGCGGAAGGCCGCCGTGGTGTCCTTTAATGCCTTTTCCAGCTTGACCTTTTCCGTGACGAGCTTCGATGTGTCGACGCCTGCCGCCTGAAGGGAGGATTTGAGCTTGCCGATCTCCTCTCTCTGGCGTGCAGAGGTATCCGTTAAGGATTTGACCTCGTCTTTTGCCTTGGAAAAATTTCCCTTGAGCTCTCTTGTTTTGGTTTCCGAAGCCTGAAGTTCACCTGAAAGCTCTCTTACCCGATCCTTCGCGGCCTTGACCTCATCTTTTGCCTTCTCGAAGCCGGTCTTGAGATCATCTGACTTCGATTTAGACGTCTGGATTTCGGTAGCGAGCTCTTTTACCCGTGCCTTTGCGGCCTCGACCTCATCTTTTGCTTTCTCGAAGCCGGTTTTGAGATCTCCGGTCTTGGATTCCGAGGATTTGACCTCGCGGGCGAGCTCCTTCACCCGCGTCTGGGCATCCCGAAGGGCTCGCTGTGTTTCGAGCACCTCCTTTCGCAGGGCGGAGAACGCATCGATCTGGCCAAGAGGCTTCTTGATCTCCAGGACCATCTCGTTGTACTTGGCCTTCAGGCGGCTTACATTATTTCCGGCCTCATCCGTTTCCACCTGAATGCTTACTTTGAGCTTTTTATCGTCCGCCATGCATCACCCATGAAGGGAGGTCCGCTCATGCGTCCCCCGCTTTCCTATCGCCTCTTCGCCTTTTTGCTGGACCACTGGCTTTCTCTATTGTTCTGGTGGGCCGGGTCCATCGGATTCCTGGGGCTGTTCATCCGCGAACCGGGGGCCGTCCGCCTGGCTATGGCCCCCGTAGTGGTCGCGGTTTGCCTTGCGTTTGCAGTGCTTGCCGCAGGGCTCTTCGCGGCCCTCATCGGTCGTCTTCTTCGTTGATGCGCTCGAGAGTCTTGGCCATCTCCCCCACGGCGTCTTTTGCGCCCCTTGCGGCCACAAGACCGAGTCTTAACCGCATGAGGTCCCGCTCGGCAGAGAGTCTCGCTACGGCCCCGAGATACGCCCTCACCTGGGGCAGGGTGTAATCCGGTATATCGAGCGGCCGGTGACCATGTCCGATCAGTGTCTGGAAGACGTCCGCCCAGCGGATGCGGCCACCGCGCCGCCGAGACTTTTTAGTAGCGGGGCGGCCTGGCTGAAAAAATCCTTGTTCGCCTCCAGCACCGCCGTGGCGAGCCGGACCAGGTCGGAAAGCGAAAGGTCTAAGACCCACTCGGCCGGGCGATCAACCGCCGCTCCCACCACGGCCGCAAGGTGCTCGAGCCCCTCGGTGAGAAGCCCGTCGAAGTCGAGGTCGTCCCCATTGACGTATTTCCCGAGGCTTTTGAGCGGGGTCAAAACCTTCGGTATCTGCCGGACCTTGAACGAAGCGACGGTGACCTTTTCACCCCCCGCCTCAAGCTCTTCCGATCCGGGGATGAGGGTCAAAAGCTCTTTCATTTCATCATCGGGCGCCATGTCCCCTCCGAAATCTTCTTGGATTAAATGCAAAGATTGCGTGCAAAATCACCCGGCCACTCGCTCCGAAAGCTCTTTCCCGGGCCGGAATTTGACGACCCGCCTCTCCCCGATGGCGATCTCCTCGCCCGTCCTGGGATTCCTACCCGTGCGGGCGGATCTTTCCGAGACAGCGAAAGTGCCGAACCCAACCAGTGTCACCTTGCCGCCCGCGGCCACGGTGTCCGTTACTGCCGTTTCGAAGGCGCTCAAGGCCCGCTCAGCCTGGGCCTTGGTGATTCCGGCACCTTCCGCCATGCGCTGGATCAAGTCTGCTTTGGTCATGAGATACCCCTTTTAAAAACGCCGTAATGAACAGGCGGCTGGTATGTGCTTACCCCAGGATCTCGAGCTTGTAATACTCTTCTCCCGCGGGCTGACTGGTGTCCCGAATCACGGTCCCGGAGCATTTGAGGAGCTCGGTTCCGTCCCCCAAAAGATCCTGCTCGCCGTCCGTTGAGACGGACACCTTGTGGAACGTGTAGCGCTTGCGAGGGCCGTAATCGTCAGGGTCGGTCACAAACGTCACTTTGCGCTGCACGGTGCTGGCGGAGAGGCCGTAAAGCACTTTTTTGGCTACCGCCGGCCAGTCGAAGGAGACCTTGTCGGTATTGAGGACGCCCCCTCCCGTGAGTTTCCTGGCGTATCCGGCACGCGGCTCGATGGTATAATCCGTACCCTGCGCCCTGCGGGTGGCGCCGTCCGCGCTGGTGATCACCGCGTCCCGAAGGGTGGCAACCCCCGTAAGGGTGGCCGACTTGGCCGCAACCGTGACGGCTTCACCGGCGGTGAATGCCCCGGAGACCTCCACCACCTCAATGAAACCGGCGCCCACAAAGGCGATCTTTCCTTCCGCCACCGGATCAGCTTGGGCTATTATTTCGCCGATAACAAAGGGCCCTCCCGTAACCGTTCCGTGGTTGAGCTTGGTTGAAACCACATCCAATTTCCCGAGATCGATATACTCGTCCGCCACCCAGGTCTGGGTGGTCTGATAGACCCCGTCCGCCGTCTGGTTGGCCGTGCTCACGGAGGCGGCCATGAGAGCCATTTTGAGGTTTTCGTCCGTCTGCTCGCGCAGACCCCATTTGAGCGTTGCGTCGGTCTCCTTCACCGCCTCGAGGATTGTTCCGCGCGCGGCGTTGCGGGTGCTTTTGACCTGGTCCTTCGAAACGGCCTGACTGAAGGAAAAGTTTTCGAGCTCTCCCATGTCCGCCCCCGGGTTGGCGGAGGCGACCGCTGCGGCATAAGCAATGCCCGTGCCGTTAAAACGGATGTTGTCTGCAGATGATGCGATGGCCATGGATCGTTCTCCTTAGCTGGTTGGCGTCACGATCTCCGTGACGGAGACAACGAGCTCTGCATAGTGGCAGAGCACATTGCCGAACATTCTTGTCTCTATTATGGCGGTCTTTGCCGGGCTGCATTCCTGGACGGTTTTGCCGAGGGTCTTGTCCGTCTCGACGGCGTCCAGGAGGTCCTCGATGATACGCTGGAACACAAGCTCAGATCCTCCGGCATCGTCCAGGCCGTAGATGCCGGTTAAGGTCACGGTGTGGTTGCGATCGCACATCTTGCTGTTGTGCCGCTCCGAACCGACGCCGGATCTGCTGATCATCCAGCCGTGGATGATCCCCCCGTCAGTTTTAAAAAGCTCGAGAAGCTTCCCCCAATTGCTTGCGTATCGCCTGTATTCATGGACGATCTCGATCCCATCGACTCCCAGAAGAAGCCCTTTTATCCTTGTCCGAATGTCAGAAAGCCCCACCGCTCACTCTCCTTTGCGCCCGATCGGGGATGCCTTCGAGCTCATCGCGTATCCAGGGCTCGAGCATCGTCCAGGAATCGCGCAGCATGAAGTGTCCTTCTATCCCGCGCTTGCCGATGGCCCGAGCAATGACGTAAGCGGCCCGTTTGGCTTGCCTTTCATCGAGCCCGAGCTTGCGCCTGGCCCAAAGCACCAGGGGCTCAGTCGGGGGCCTCTTGCCGGGTTTTCGTCCAAGCTCGACAGGCTCTGCGTACTCAAAGGGCGTTCCAAAAACGCCCATGACTCCCTCTCCGTATCGTACGACCTCGCCCGCCCACGATCCCGCAAGCCCGGCCTCACCGCCCACGCCGCGGGGAGTTTTCTCGACCACTTCCTTTTCAAGCCTTGCCAAAACAAAAAGAAGCGTCGCCTCCGCCTCATCCTGAAGAGCCTGGGGAAGCTGTTCGAGGAATCGCGTTGCGCCCTCATCCGAGATGGAAACTTCAAACTCCATCGCCTATCTCCACCTCGAAGGATGGGTCAGCCGGTCCGATCCCCACGGGTAAGAGACGTCCTGGTCCTGGATGCGGCAGGCCGGGCGAAGGGTCTCTTTCTTCCCGGCCCCAATGTGCTCGTCGTACTCTGCCCGATACTTGGCTGCCTGGGCTTCGTACTCGCGCCTCTTAGAGCTGTGATCCACGGAGTCGGCATGAATGGTCGAATCCTGGTCCTGGGCGTAGGCCGCAGCCAGCATGCGGCAGTAAAAGCTTGCCGCAAGGGAGTGCACAGCCTCTTCGTCTGCGGCCGGAACAGTCGAGGCGTCATCTTCTCCGGTAAAGCCGTGGCGGGCCGTGTAGATCACACGAAAAGTCGCCTCTTGCGCCGGGACATTTGCGGAGAACAAAAGCGATTTCCCCGTGGGGCGTTCGATCACGTCCCAGTCTCCGGCATCCAACGACTCGCCCCGCCCGTCCGCATCGACCGGGCATTGCACATCCTGGATGCCCGAAAAATCCTCATCCCAGGCGCTCAAAAGATCGCTCAGGGCGTAACCGGCTTCGCCCGTTCCGATTACGTCCTCAACGATCCGCAGGGGTTTGTACTTACTGTGTGTGGCAAGGGCCTTGCCCACCGCCTTGGTTTTTTCCGCATCTCCCAGGGGATGGGTTCCCGGTACCAGGCTTCCTAGGGCGTCGAGGTAGTCCTGCAGATCGGCCATGCTGATCCCTTTTGAGGGCGGGGATAAACCCCGCCCCTACGAAATCGCTTACGGTTAATTTACGTCGGCCCAGGCCCCGCCGGGGCAATAGGCCCCGAGCGCGACGATATTCGTGGCATCGAGCACGGCCAACCGAATAGATCCCCCTGCAGCGGCGCACCGAATGGCATCCCCTGCCGCATCGGTCAGCCCCAGGATCAAATCGCCGTCGGCCGGGTTGATATCCACATTCGCCGCGGCCGTCACAGCGAGATCAAAGATGCAGCCGATGCAGGTGCTTGCCTCGGGAAGCGCCCAGACTCCGGCTCCCCCGCAGCTCTGCATATCGCCTGCCTCAGCCGCAGCCACGCTCTTTCCATTGGCGTCCGCGGTCACGACCAGAACAGTCGAGGCCAGCGTCACCGACTTATCCGGTACGGTGATCGTTCGATCTGCCGTCGGGTCGGTCGGTGAGATGGTCGTTTCAAAGTCGTTCGCAGTCGCCCCTTCGAGGATGATGGGGGTTGCCCCCGTGAGGGTTCCAAGGGCCGTGAGTGTGCTGGTGTCCTGGTAATTTCTGAAGTTGAACAGGGTTTCCGTGGTGCTCAGGGCAACGCCCACCACTTGGGCATAGGTCGGGGCCGACTGCGTCACCGCTCCCGCCGTCTCGCTCAGATAGACGTTTACCCCTTCGCTTTGGCTCGTCCATCCGGAGAGGACGCCAAGCACGATGATTTCAACGCTTTCGCCCGAAGCCGCCGCCTTCCCCACGATACCCAGAGACGGCCGAAGCGCCGTATCGTTTGCATCGGCCTTGTACGCCTTCCCGTCGGCATCCTTGAGGCATACGACCTGCCCTGTAGCCAGGGCCTCTCCCGCCACGGCCGAAACCCTCGCCCAGCCCTGTTTTACGACGTAGGCATGGGCATTCCCGCAGGCGAGCGCAAAAACCATCAAAAGCGCCAGGAAGGCCAAAATCCGAAGGCGCGCAAAGTCGAACCACTGAATTTTTCTCATGAGCTTGATCCTTCTTTTGCCCTCCCCCATGGGGAGAGGGCCGGAGTGAGTGTAGACGAGGGGAAGGGGAGTTAGGCCACCACAGCCTTGTAGCCGCCTCTGTAGTCGATCACGGCCCCCGCGTATTCATGGCGGATTTTGTAGCGGACCTTGTCTGCTACAAAAACTTGCTCGCTCGTGGGCTGATCGGCCACGAACATTTCGGGTTCCTGGCGGCCGTCGAGATAGCCCATCTCCACCATGTCCACCTCGGAGGATGGCATGAGAAGCCCCCAGTCGTTGGCATCGCTCAATCGGCTAATCTGACGGCCCGTGATCTTGCCGCGAAGCGAGTTGCGCGTTTTGGTCGTGAGGTCGTTTCCGGTGTAGTACGCCTCGTCATTCACGATGCTCTCGGCGGTTTCCATGAGCGAGGGGGGATAGATGAGAACGGGCTTGACATCATCGTTGTCCAAGAGGCCGATGACTTCACCGGAGTCCTTTTCCGTCATGCCCGCAAGCGCCTTGTAGGCCACAAGAGCCGTGGCAAGGGAGAGGGCCGTGGTTCCAAGGTTTCCGTGCCCGACGGTGAACCAGGCAGTCCCGTCGGAGCAGGTTGCGTTATTAACGAATTTTCCCCATACGTACTTGGCGTGTGTGCGTCGCGCGGAACGGCCCAGGCGAGTCACTTTGCGCTGGATCACGGAAAGATCGTCGTTCTTGATGACTTTTCTGGTGATGGTAAGCAAATTGCCTTTCTGACCGACGGCGTAGGTGCTTTCTTCGTCAGTCACGCCGGAAATTTCCTGGTAATCCTCGGTCTCGGGGTCCACGTCGTCGAGATCGCCGAAGTAGCCAATCATTACCGCTTCCTGCTGCCGGAAGTCCTTGACCGGCTTGCGGATGGAAATCAGCAGTTCCTCGCCATATGTGGCCTCCCGGTAATCCTTGACCAGACGGCGAGCCAAGGTGTTTCCCAAAGCGAAGGCGAATGTGGCGCTATTGAGGTCCTGGGCGGCACGGATATCCTGGCTGAGGCGGGCGGGATGGAACCCGCCGTTCACTTCCGCGTCGCCGGTGAGGAGCACATAAAGCTCCGCGATTCCGGCAGGCGCCGGGACCCCCTCGTAATCCTGGGCCACCCGCAAGCCCTCGAAAACGGGCTTTCCGTCGAGCCGTCGAAGGGCCGCAAGTCCCGTGATATCGTCTCCCGTGAGTCCGAACAGCTTATCGGAGGCGATCTGCACCTTATCCCGCATGCCGAGGCCGCCCGAGGCCCGCGACTGATCGCCCCAGGGCGATGTTGATCCGCCGTTTCCCGTGGTCGCGGCCATGGTCGCGAGATAATCCTTTTGCCTTTTGATGGTCGCAGTGAGCTTTTCTGCCTCAAAGACCTGCCCTGCGAACTCATCGCGCACGAACTGAGCCGCCATCTCGGGAAGCTTTGCTTCGAGAAGCTCCGCATCCAGCATGCGGGAGCACGCCGCGCGTTGCTCCACGGCCTCGACGGCCGACTTGATCTGCGCTGCGATCTCATCCGGCGTAAGCCCGCCTGTGGCCTGAGCCGCCCGCGTACCGGGATCGGGCGCAGGCTCCATGCACTGTCTGGCGAGCGCCAGCAATTCATCCTCGCTCAGAGCCGCAGCATCCTTGCCTTTCAGCAAATCGGGCCGCTTCTCCTTGATGAGGGCCAATAATTTTTCCTTCTCCATACGTCCTTCCTCCTTACCCAGGCCTGCTACGGCCCTCAAGAATTTCCCCCCGGCCGCCGGGCGGGTCACGACGTCGACCGAGCTTGCGCCCAGGATCTCCGTCACCCACACCACCGTCCAGTCATCCACGACCACCTCGACACCACGAACCCTGGAGTCGATGGAGAGCCCCAAAACGTTTGGGTTCCCAGCCTCGATGCCCTGCCTGATCGTCTCAGGGAGCCACGCCTGCTCCGGCAAAAACCGGATGAGCCCCTTAACGCCCACCCCCGCCTCAAACCACGCCTTTTCGACCCAGCCCGCCTTGCGTGCCGTGAGATACCGTTTGACGTCCTCGAGATCCGAGACGTTCGGGATGGACAGATGGCCGTAGAAATCGGTGGTAAGCTCGTAGGCGTTGACGTCCACCCCCTGGAAAAGCGCCGCCGCCTTGGCGAGCACCTCCTCCGACCAGTAGAAGCGGGGCATGCTCAAGGAAAGCCCCGGGGCGATGATCACCGCCTCCCACATCAGCCCCGAGGTATCTGCCTGGGCGGCCCGAAAGCGCAGCACGCCGCGGCGCACAGAGGAGATATCGGACCTCTCGCGCCAGGCTCCATCCGGTCCCCGCTCGAAACCCGCCTTGACGGCCGCCATGGAGGCGCGCTTTGCCTGGGCCTCATCCTTCGTCCCGGAGAAAACGGCGCAGTAGGCGGAAAGGCCTGCCCGAATGGCCGCCTCAGGAAGCCCCTTGAGCCACTCCGGCGGGTTTTCTACCGTAAACATGGGCCTACTTTCCCTTGCCCGTGATGGGCTTTCTTCTGGCGTTTTCGGGGTTGATTCCGGTGATCTGGACGGGTGTGAGTTTTGGGGCGTCCTGCCCCTCCACCCAGCGCACTTTCGAGCCTCCGTTCGTGACGATCACGACCTCTCCGTCAGACATTACCGTGGCGCTAAACACATACTTAGGATCGATGCCACACTCTATGCGTGCCCTTTCGGCCAGGCCGGCAGCCTCATCGCCCTGCGCAGCTCGCGCAGCCAGATCATCGATATGCGAGAGCGGTTTTCTATTCATCGTTTCCCCTCCTTCATGCGGCGGACGCCAGCGCATCGGACCGCGGTTGATACTGCTGCGGCTCCCAATCCTTGGGAAGCTTCTCCCATTCGGCCAGGGTCAAGACATGCGAGCAGCCGCAGTGCACGGTCTCGGATGCCGAAAGGCCCGGGGCGTGGGGATACGGGCGCCCGCCCGGAAAATCCTCGGTCACCTTCACCATGACACCGTTTAGGGCCACGTGGCTCGATCTCGGCTGACCCTTCTTTTTGCTGTGGATCCATTTCTTGAGCCACTTTCGGTCCGGGTTGGCCGCAATCACGCTCTCCATGCGGGCCTCGCGCGCGTTGCTGTGTATCCGCGCCATCTCGGTTCGCGTGATGGCCTCGGCCCTTGCGGCGATGCTCGGGAAAACCCCTCGGTCGGTGAGGTTCCGCCCAATCGAGGTCATGACTTCAAAGGGCGTCTTCCCGCCCAAAACCCCCATGGAGACTTCATAGTTGAGCTTTCTGCCAAGGTCGTCGGTAAGGCCCCTCGCCAGAACGATTGAGTGCCCCTGGAGGAGCTCGAGCGCCGTCCTGGATATCTCCGGCGCCGAAACTTTGATCCCGGCCGAGGCGAGAGGCCAGTCGACGGCGTCTATCCCCGCATCGATCATCTCCCGCATGCCCGAGGTGAGCTGCCCTTCGTACTGCCCGCCGAATCCCGCCACGGCCCGGGAAATCGCCTCCTGGAGCTGCGGGACAAAGTGGGCGTCCCACTCGGTTTCAACGATGCGTGAGGCCACAAGACGCCTGAGGTTTTCGAGGAGATTGAAGGCCCGAACGACCTCGTCGTCTTCGAGCTTTCCTATGCGCTTCATGATCTTTGCGACGCGCCCATCGAAAGCCGTTTCAGGCAGCATTCAAGGCCCTCTGCACCCTGGCCGCGATATCTACGATCAAGGCTTCTCTCGCCTGGTAATCGATCGGGACATCCGCCTCTTTCCGACCGGCTCCATCCGCTACTTTCTTTGCTTTTTTGAGCTCGGCCGCGGCGTCGACTTCAACACCGGTCATGGACGCCACTGCGGCGAAAAGGGTTGTGGCGGTATCGCCCCCGACCCATCCCTTATCTGTCGCGATCATGAGCGCCCGCGCCAGCGACTCGAGCGCTTTAGTGGCCGAATCGAGGTTCTTTGCCGCCATCTCGGGCATGTTGACGGTTACGCAAAACCGCGCGCCATCCTTTTCTCTCAACCGTCCGTGGATCACCGCCTGATCGAGCACGAACCGGAGCACGGCTTCGAGCATGTATTTCACGTACCTTTGGCGCTCTCCGAGGTCTTTAAACGTGGGCTCCCCCATGAGATCAGCTTCGGTCTGGTAGGCCTTCCCACCGCTCCCGAGCCAGGAGTCCGGGCGGTTTTGACACGCCGCGAGATAGCTTTTCATGAAATCGAAGTAGCTCTTGGTGTCGCCGAACTTTAGGTCGGGCGCCACGGCGTTCCACTCGACCTGCTCGTTGTGAGCGCGGACGCTGCCCGCCTTGGGCGTCTTGTTCTTCTTCAAAAAGTCCGTGATATCGTCTTCGGTTGCGCCCGTCAGGAGGACGTCCCAGATAAAGCTTTTCATAAGCTTTATCCGGTCGATCTCATCGAAGATCGATTCCTCGAAGCCGTTTATAAAATCAAAGGCATGTATTAGATCGGACCTGCCCCGGCTTGCGTTGGGGGGCTTATTGATGGCAAAAAAGAAGCACTCGCCCACAAGGCGCCCGTAGGTCTTTTGGCGGGGGTCCATCTCCTCCCGGATGGTCGGGAGGATTTGCCCGGGACGCCCGGCCGTCCCTTTGAGACGCACCTGAACGGGGGTGTCCGGAAAGACCCTCGAGTGCTCTACGGCATCCACATTCACGGGGTCCGCGTAGGAGAGCCGAACGAGCCCGTTCACCGGGTTGACCCACACGGGCCAGCACTGCTCCCCCAAAAGCCCCAGGAACTCCATACGCTCGCCGAGTTTAAGATCCATCCGGTTGATGGAATCGCCCCAGAACTCATCCAGGATCGCCTTGGCATCACCCGTTGGGGTGTCGTTACCTACGGCGTAGGTCACCCCTTCGCCCATGCAGAAATTTCTCGTATCGCGGACGAATCGCTTCACCAGGCCGGATGAGTCGTAGAGGTAGTAGGCGAGCTCGAGCATCAAATCCTGCCCCATGGGGGTGAGATCCCGCTCGGGCATCTCTCCTCCCGCGCTGAGCCTGCGGTATCCGTCGGGGGATGCGGATGATCCGCCCCCTATGGGGATGGCCTGGCGCGCCCGGCGTACCTCTTCCGCTATAAGCGTTTGCACCTGAGCCCTATCCATGAGCTCGGGGGCAAAATGCCGCACGATCTGCTCGACCATGCTACCCACGAGGCCCTCCAAACCCGGCCAGGCGGCGCAAGGCCGCCCCCGCTCCACCGAAAAGTCGATTCATGGTCCGCCCTTCCGTTTCGTCCTCTCCTGCCGGCGACGCCTCAGGCCCGGCCGTGGGCATTTTTCTAAGATTGCGTGCAATAAGCCGCTCCGTTTCTTCGGGATCGTCCGCGCCGTAGGCGATGGGGCCGGCATCGGTCATCGCGGCAAACCAGGCAAGCGCGCCCGCTATGGCCAAATCCCCGTGGCGCTGGCCCCCATCCCGCCCCTTGCCCCTGTAGCCTTCGGGCACCTTGGCGATACCCTTCTCCATCTTTACGGCCCGGTGATCGTCCAGGATGTCAGGGTCCAAGGGCAGTGAGATCTTTCGGTCCTCGAAGGCGGCCTTGTACCGGGGCATGTTGTCCCGGTACCATTCCTGGGTGAGCATCACCTGCTGAATCCGCCAGGCTCCGTACTTTTGCATGGCGACCTCGGCCAGGTACTGCCCGTTTCCCCTGGCGTCCATCGCGCCCCCGGAGAACCTCGGCAGGCGGTCCACGAGGTAGAACAGAACCTCCTCCTGCTGCCTGAAAGGAACGTTTCGAAGTTCCACAACGAAGGGCGCCCGGTACGAGAGACCGGTCGTTTCCTGAAGCGGCACAATCCCCGAGAGGTCGCCGATCCGCCCGAAGTCCATCCCGTAGTAGCTCGGCGAATGCGGCGAGAGCGTCCGCAGTTCGTCCAAGCTCGGTAATAACAAAGATCTGCACCAATCCAGCGCCTCCTTGGTCCGGACCAGGTCGGGCGCCTGCGCAAAATCCGTTTTGCACGCCCAGCGAAGCACAGGGATCGCTTTATCCATGCAGGATTCGATGAGCACGCGTTGGAAGAAGATGCCGGAGCCCTTACTCGGGACACAGAAAAGCTCCTGGTCCGCCTTGTCGCCGTAGCTTGCTATGATCTTCTCGCGCCAGGCGGTCTCTCCGTCCTGGCTCCACTCGATGCCCCTCACCAGACAGATGCGCCGATAGAGCCCATCGGCCAGGGCCTCGTCGAAGGTGATGCGGTGGAGCGAGTAGGGCTTCTTCCCGGCCCTAATCTCCTGAACCAGCTCGTTAAAGGGGTTGTCGTCGCCGTAGTGGGTCGATACGACGATGACCTGGCCGCCCCAGATGAGGAAGGCGAGAGCCGCCTCGAGCAAGGCTTCCAGGTCCTCGACGAAAGCGGCCTCATCGATCACGACGCGCCCCTGCTTACCGCGGAGGTTCTTCGGGCGGGAGGATAAGGCGACGATCTCTTTGCCGCTCGCAAAGGAGATGCGGAAGGCCTTGATGGAGCGCTTCTCCCCAGTCGGGTCTTCGTCTTCGAAAAGAAATTCTTCGATTGACGAAGCCGCCCTGGCGAAGTGCTTGGCCCACCAGGCACAGGTGTCGATGTATTCCCGGGTCATCTCCTGGTTGTAGGAGATGTAGAGGACATCCTGGCCGTGAGGGGCCTCCGTGGATGCCAAGAGCACGTCATCTGCCGCCTGGCCCCAGGTGAGGCCGATTCGGCGCGACTTTTCGCAAACCTTGACCTCGGATTCGTCCTCGTTCCAGCGCTGTTGGTAGCCGAGGAAAACGGCCGGGACGTTTTTGTGCCCGCACGCGGGCCACGGGTCGAGGGGATTGTCTACGGCTGCCGCGCTCATCTCTTTTCCCACCTAAGCTTTCATTCCGAGGAGCTCGCGGCGCAGCTCGTTTGCCGCTTCAAGGGAGAGCCCCTTCTTGGCCTGCGTCGTCCCGGCTGCCTGCTTGCGGTTGAGGTCGTCTCTCAGCCCGCGGACAAAATCCTGTGCCGACTTGATTTCCTTCACCGCCGCAAGGCTTACCGTCCCAGGGTTTGTAAGGAGCGTGTTGAGCTTGATCTGGACCGCTTCTTCCAAGGCCGCCACGGCATCCTCGTCGGTTTTGATCTCGCGAAGCTGCTCGGGGGCGGGAGATGCCGCCTGGCCCTTGGCCGCGAGTTCAGCCGCCTTCATGGCTGTTCCCTCAAGGCTTGCCACGGCGAACGCGTCCTGGGCGGAGAGAGTTGTAAGGCAGTTTTCTATGAGCCTTGCCCGGAGCATGATGGTGTTCGTCCGGATTGAGCCCAGCGCCTTCCTGATCTTCTCCTTGCTCTCCTGCCACCCGTAGCGATCCGACCACCTCTTGAGCGTCGAGACGGCGACACCGGTCAAGGTCGCCACCTGCTCGAAGGTGTGGCCCTCCACGCAATAGAGCTGCTCGGCCTTTTCCACGAGCTCAAAGGAGTAGCTCTCGCCCATCGCCTAATAATCCTCGCCCAATTCCCGGCAGGCGTTCTCGAACGTCTCGCGGTGGGCCAGGTACTCGGTCCGTGCAGCGGCCAAATCGGTTGCCAAAGAGAGGATGACCTCCGAATTGATCCGCAGAGGATCGGTCTGGACGAGCTGCATGCGCAGAGCGTCCCGATGTCCTGAGATCCGGACCGCGTAATCGTTCATCCGTTGCCTGGCTTCGGCTCTGATTCCCTGCCAAAGGGTGCGCTCCGACATCGTTCCTCCTTGCGGGTATCGTTATTTGGGGAGTCTGGCGTTGGGACAGAATTGGTTCGTGAGGCAGACGTCCACCATGCGCTGAGTGGTCTGCGTGTTGAGGACAACGGTGTCCTGGAACCCATTGGCGATCTTGAGGAGCGCCTCCACCAGCTTGACGTTTTCTTCGTAATACCGGGTCACTTTGGTTACGTCCTCCCGGTAGATCCGCATCAATTCCGACGCCCGGCGCTCGTTCAACCACCAGAAGAGCATGATGACGACAACCAGGCCAAAGGGTGTTCCGATCAGGACCACGAGGAACCAGAAAATCAATTCCGGCTTGAGGGCTGCGGCGAGTTTGAGCAGGGCTGCGACGGTGGCCTGGTCCATTGGTCAATCCTTGTCGGTCTCAGGGCTTCCGGATGATCTGAAGCGCAGGGGCTTTTCCGCCTTGATCCTTCCATAGAGCGCCCAGGCGAGACCGCCTACGGTGAAGAGCTCTTCGAGGATTCGCCCCAGGCTGTCCGTATCGGCCGTTATCCCCACCCTGGGGCCGAGGTGCCCAAGGAGGATCAAGATCAAGCCCTGAACGGTCCGGCTCAAAAGAATGTGTTTTGGCTCCAAGGTGCTTCCCATCTTCTATGCGCGGTTGCGGTTGCATCTCCTGCTAGCCCTGGCTTGCCTGTTCTTTCGTTTCCTCCGGCGTTTTTTAAAACGCTCGGCTCGGGACGGCACAGGCATGGGAGGCTCTGTGCGGCGGCGTTCGGGAAGAAAGTTGAAAGCGGAGGGCCATGATGGCCACCAGAGCATTTGAGTCTCTCCTATGCGATGAGCTCGAAGTGGGGCAGATCCCGGAATTCGTGCTCAAGGAAGTCGCTGTCTCCATCCCAGTCGCCGCCCCAGCGAAGCAGAACGCCCTCTTTGAAGGCGATGCCCTTAAAGATCCCGGCGAGATAGATGAACCGCTCCCGGTCCTTCCAGTCGATGGGGTACGGCGCCACGTCCACGGCAAGGCTCGGCTTATGGTTGTGCTTGCTCGTGGGCCAGGGCGTTTTGCTCTTGCCCTCGGCCACGGCCTTATTCTGGGCATCCTTGCCCCTGTGGCCGTCGCACACGGTGAAATCGACGATCTTGATCGCCTCGCACAGAACGCGCTGCAAATCCGGATGACAGCTGGCAAGCTTATCGAGGGATGACTGCGATAATCTGGGCATGGCCTCGTTCCTTTTTTTGCGATCAGGCGGCCCGCCCGGCTTTCCGCACCTCGAATAATCAGGGGAGTCGGAGCCGGACGGGCCTCTCGGGGTTGTCGTGTTTTAAGCCGGGATGAACGGGGAGAGGGAGGCGGCGGCCGTGCCGGGGGTGCAGAGCACGGTCGCCGTGAGCGAATGAGAGTGATAAGTCCCGGCGATCACTGGCAGAATGGATTTTTTACGGGGAGGGGTTCAAGCGCAATCGGCGGGTGCATAATGCAAAGTATTGTTTCTTCAGGAGAAAGAAAATAAGCCGCCTTTTTGGGCGGCCTTATGGTAAGAAGACACTATCTCTCGCGGGTTACAGTAGTCGACCAACTTCTTCGGTCCGTCCTCCTCTTATTCGTCGTGCGCCTCGTTGTGTGAGATGCTTTTTGTGGACAATCGGCAATACCAGGATATGGAGGGTAACCATGAAAAAGGGATCTCAAACCCGGAGAACAGACACAAAATCACCTAAAGCCAAAGACCATCAGCCTGACAAGCTGGTAGTGAAAGATGGGCTGCTTGGGCTCATAGCCAGAATCATTACTGAAAGCATCAGACACCCGCTCAAAAGAACCATTATCACTTACACAAAGCGGGCTGTTTGATATATGGTCCGAAAGCCATCTCTGGGGGATGTCCAGGTCGACATCTCCCCAGGATTCAAGCTGATATTCCTTTCTGTCCTTTTCCTCACCGTGGTCTCAATGATCGGGGCCAGCGTCTGCGCCTATTGCAATAACCCCTCGGCACCCAACACCCTGCTTTGCAATCTTTCCGATAAGTTTCAAGCCACATGGATGCTGGGGGTTGGAGCTATCTTCGGCCTGCTGAGTGGCAAGACGATTTAACGCCCAAAATCAGCGGCGCAGCTCGGTTGATGCGGAAGACGCACCGATGACAGGTGCGTCCGCTGCATTTTGCTGGTTAGAATGCCCGTTGATACAGGCTAATATGATCACACCCCGGCCATAGAACAGCGACATTGTTAGAATCCAACCACACCAGTTTGCAATCCTGATCTAGGGGAGCAATATCCTCCAGCGAGTAGATCTTGTTCTCTTTTGATAGATCTGCCGGGACAATATCACGGCTTATGAATCTGGGTGCCGCTGGGATTGTCACCACTTCTTCTTGGACTGCATTCCCACAGCAATATTGTGGGCGCTGTTCCTGTAGCCATCGGTTGGCTAGTTTGTCAGAAACGAAAGGTTGAGTATCCCACTCTCTGCTGCAGACTTCGCATTTGAACCTTACAATGGCTGTCATTCTGACCTCCTTCGCTGTACGTTCATCTAACGATGGGGCTCAGGCGCGGCGGCCTTCTCGGCCTCACCCGAACCGACTTCCTTGCTGGCCGCCGTCGCTTGCAGCCCTGGGTTAGGCCATTACGCCGCCGATAAGCTTCCGGACAGCACCACCAAATTTGTCCGGCGTGGTTCGGGTCCGCCTTCATCCCTTGGTTAGACGCTCACCCTAAGTTTTTTCCAAAGCCCTTCATTTTCTCTCATTTCGTTCTTGACATCATGATTATCATGATATACATTATATCCAACATCGACAGCAACCCCAAACTCGGAAGGAGAAGGTAATGAGAGAGCCCCAAAAGATTTACAGCGACGATAAGAGGGAAGCAACTTGGCAGCCGGGCCGCGTGATAATCCACTCGCATGTTGCCAAAAAAGACCTCCCGACCATCCCAATGAGCGCCCTCATCCTGGACGCTAAAATCCAAAAAGATACGGTGGCCATGATCCGCAAGAGCGGTCAGAACCCGGCCGACCTCCGAGTGCTCGCCCGCTTCGGCAAGTCGGACCTGGTTGCTCCCACCGTAGTCGCCGAAGCCATCTATACAGCGGCCACTCGGCTCGAAAACGAGTATCGAGCCGAGTGTGACCGGATAGCGAACTTGCCCGCAAACCGCGAACGCAATGCAATCGAAGCCCTGTATGAAGAGGCGTACAGGATCGAGCGCGGCACCACTGACGACAACGTGATGATTCCGGCTCAACTCCGAGCCGAAGCCAGAGAAAGAATGGTGGCATGGCGAGAGAAATATTCCGAGGCGGCGAAAGCCGAAGATCGTAGCAACGCACTCACCAAAGCCGCCGATCTCCGGTCGAAAGCGGTTGGGGCTCTCACCTACGATGCAGACGGCTGGATCAGTCGGGAAGAGCAGAAGAAGCGCCACGATGAATTTATCCGCGAAGCCGAAGAAATTGAGAGAGGAGTCAGCAGATGAAGCTCTGTGATGCATGTGGAAGTCCGAAAGCTCATATCTTGATGGGGGGAGCTGCGATCTGCTCCCAGTGTGACCCAGATGTACAGGCGGAGATAAAGCGATTGCACGCCGAGAACAAACCAGTGAATGTGATGCACATTGCCAAACGCATTTTTCGGAAGACACATTCTTCCGGCAATTACCTCCTCCGTGACATCCCGGAAGAGATCTGGACCAAGGCACAGCACCGCGCCGTGGATGACAAAGTCTCACTCCGCGATCTCCTGTTGCAAGCACTCCACGCATACCTAGCCTGATCCCCTTGAGCCCCGGCCAAACACCGGGGCTCAGCCGTCTAACACAGAGTTAAGCGGCGGCGCGAACCAGTACGGGTGTGAGAGAAAACCTCAGACCGTGATGCAAGCACTGGTTCGCCGTCCGCTTCAACGTTTTGTTGGATCAGTCTTTTCCTTCACCCACTCTTCGAATAAGTCAGCGACGCTACAACCTTTTTGCTTTGCCAGCTCATTTACTCTCTGCCTGATTTCGGGAGTAGCACGGAGATAAATTCTCTCCGTGCGTCCTCCCTTGTGGGATTTGATTTCACGTCTCATCTACACGAAATCCCAACCCTGTTTCGGGTCATCAGTTTGGTGAGGAATAATCTTAATCCCAAGGCCGTCAGAAAGGATGCCTTCAAGGGTTTCACTTTGAGTTACGAATTCGCCTTTGTCATCGTACAGCCGATAGATGCTGACGGGTTGGTCAGCCATGTGGGGGCATAACTGGGCAAGCGGTGATCCTTCGTATGTTGTGTGTTCAACCGTGATCTTCATGACACCCTCCAACTTCGCTCGGTTCCCATTTTCCGGTTCGGGCCGTTCCCTCACCGTGTTGAGAACAAAGTAGAACTTTGTGCGTACAAAGTCAAGGGCTTTTCGATGGGGGTCATGAAAAACTTCCGGGCTTTCCATCCAACAAGATTTATACGGCTACACGCCATTATCACAACGATTTCGGCGCGTTCCAGATGTACCCGTGAACGTTTACATCCGATCTATCCGTTAAGATTGTCACATCACCTCTTCCGGTGTTTTCCGCACGCCTCGGCAGGGTTGACCGGCTTCACAGCCTTTGGATCAAGGCGGCACCAACGCGGCGGCTCAAAGTCCTTGCATGTATGGCAATTCTTCTTCGGTCCTCCGTCGAATGCCTTCCCCAGCGCCTCGGCCAGGGCGCGGATATCTTCGGCTGTGGCAGGCGGTTCGGATTCGCCCTCACTCCGGCCCGGCAGCCGGTTTCCGGTCTCTCCCTCGGGGAGAGGGAGCACAGGCCGGCCACGATCCGAAACCTTTCGCGCTTCATTGTCCCGCTCGGTCCTGGCGGCAAGGGGTCTTGCCTTGCCCCAGGCCGTGTGCCGGATGTAGTTGTGATCTGTAAGGTGCTCAAGCCGGGGCTCCCGCTCGATGGCCGCCCGCATGGCCTCGGCCCAGACATCCGGAGGACACGGCCGCTCTTCCGATCTCTCCCAGCGCACGCGGCCCGTCGTGGTGAGGTCGCGCAGCTCGGTAAGGATCTTGAGCGTCCGCTTGCCCGTGAGCGCCCTTTTGTCAGGCCGGAAGAGGGCCAGATACTCCCACAGATTAGGCTGAACGAGAGCAGGGAGCTCATCCCTGAGCACCAGGACGCGTTTCCAGTCCACGGGATCGAAAAACGCTTCAAGCTCCCCGCAAAAACCGCAGGCCGGACACTGACACGGAATCGGGCTCACGCGAACCCCTTCGCAATAGCCAGCCACTCGGGCATCGATACAGTTACGGGAAGATCCGGCCCGCGGCCTCCCGCCGTTCGTTCGACCTCGATGAGGGACTTGGGTATCCACCCCTCGCGCGCGCCGTCAAAGAGGAGATAGGCAGATGCCGTCTCCCTCCTGATTTCGCCGCACACCTCAACCGTCTCACCGCAATTTCGACAGCTCATAGCTTTCCCTCCGTCGCCCGCCAGATAAAGGAGATCGGCCGCATGAAGACCCAAAGGTGCCGCATGTTGGCGCAATCGACCAAATCGCGGTCCCTCGGGAAGATCTCTACGGCGTCAAAATCCCCGAATCCGGCCTCGCGTTTCAGCTGCTGGAGGTCCTCCCAGGTGATGCCGGATTTATAATCCCCGTCTGTCCGAACGTGCGTGCGGCAGACGGTAAGCCGGATAAGCCCGCCTCCTTCCGCGTACTGCTGCACCAGAAAGCGCCGCGATCTCAAAACGGCGACCAGCCCATCGGGTGCCCCATCCGGCCACTGGTCGACCGGAACCGGCGTCAACGCCGCCGGCCATTTGCGGTTTTCCCGCTTGAGCTCCCTCCGGATGGCTCTCATCTGTTTACTCATGCATCTCCCCTCCAAAGCGGGGCACGGTCGCCCGTGCCCCGCCCATCCTCCCTTACGCGATCACGTGCACCTGGCCGTCCAGCTGCTCATTGATCCAGTGCCGGATGCTCTCTATGGCGGTGAGGCGCCACATATCGCCGTCGGATGCAAAGAGCGCGCAGCCGGGCAGGGGATCTCCCTTCCGGAGCCTGAAGACGAAGGCCGACTGCGGCTGCTCGATCTCTCTAAACGTCCGCCAGGGGCGAAGGTGAACGGGGTTCGGGACTTTTTTGTTCGTAACGAGGTGCGCTCCGGCCTTGACCGTAACCGTCTGGCTCACGCCGTCGTCCGCCGTGTTGGATACGGTCTCATCCCTTATGTTTCCGACCAGGCGCAGCAGCTCTGCTGTGGTCTCATCCTGCACAAATCCCATCTGGAGCCGGATAACGAAGGCCTCGACATCGTGGAAATAACTGTATTTGAACTCCTCGAATTCCGGAAGCCGCACCTGGGCAAAGGTCCTTCTCGTCTGTGTGTCCCGGTCGAGGCGGGATACGAGCTCCACCCGGTCGTGTCCCACCACGTGAACGGCAAGGTCCTCAGGATTCACCCCCTCATCGAGGCCGCTTTTGACATAGTCCACAAGGCCCGTGAGAGTGTGCATGACGAGCGGCGCCGGAGCGGGCGGCTTCATGAGCGCTGCCCTGTGCTGTAGGTAAGATCCCCGATCTCAACGGTTTCCGGGCGGGCGAGAGTGGCGATGTACTGGATGGCTGCCTTTATCATGGGTTATTCTCCCTTCCTGGCGCCGCGCGCCTTGTCTATGGATGTCACATTGCCGTCCTCCTCATCGCTCCCGGCCCTGGCCTGCTCGATGGCTCCCTTTACCGTGAGCTGATGGGGATCGTGTTCCTGACACGTCGGCTTTTCCCCGTCGTGACCGATAAAAAGACGGGTTGTGAAAGGATTTACCGGAGCGAGCTTGCTTACGACCTGGGCTTCGACGATGCCGAAATCCCGGGCCTTGTCCGGCTTGATCTTGACCTTTAAGGTGATCTCCCTAACTGCGTCGGGCTTGGTGTTTGGGTCCTGGATGTTTTCAAGCACGCGGATAAGCTCATGATCGAAGATCTCGACCGCGGCGCCGTGCCCGAGGTTTGAAAGGCTTACCTGTTCGATGATTCCGGCTGACATGGTGATTTCTCCTTATCTGTGGGCGGCCTAGACCGCGGCCTTCTCGGGCTCGGCCTCGAACGGGATGACCTCGAACTTTTCGTCCTGTGTAATCGAGAGTCCTTTGATGGCTCGCACCGCAGCAGGGTCTTCCAGGACGGCCTCTCTGTTCACCGCCTCGTTCACCCGGATGAACCGTTCGAGCCCCAGCCGGTGGAGTTGGTCCAGGACGGCCGGCGTTCCTTTGACGGTCACGCTGGGCGGGTCCATTCTCCAGCGCACTTCGCCGGTCTCGAATCTGCCCGTCTTGACCTTTCCGCCCTGCGTCAAATCGTTTCGGTTGACCTCGCACCAGAGACGGACGCCATGTGTCTTGGCTGCCTTAGCCTCCTTGAGTGGCCCGGACTCCGTGGCATACCGCTCTTCAATGGCCGAAATAGCCTCAGCCTTGGCCAAATCCAGCCGCTTGATATCCCGTTGCAGACGCCCGATCTCACGGATGTCGTCAACGACCTGAGACCTGCTTTGAGGCACGTCAACAATCTCGGCTGTTTCCCTCGCCCGCTTGCTCATGCTTCGCCCCCCAGCTCCGCCACCGGCACGGCAACCGGCTTCGTCTCCCGCTCCTCAGCGCACGGGCAGCGCCTTTCCTCGAGGCTCGCCATGGGGAGTGTCACGGGCTCAGCGGCGAGCTTTTCAGCCTGTTTGAGCTCCCAGAGGATTTGATTTCCAAGAGGCCTGAGCTCATCTCCTGCCCGGAGCTCAAGCCCCTGGAGCAGGTGGGGAGCGAGGCTGAAATCGATTGTCACCATGAGTTCCGTCTTCCCGGCGGGGGCACATCCAGCAATCAACTCCTGTTCCCGCTCGAGCCTGTAGTGATGCGAACACAATCCTCGTCCCTTGATGGGCTTTTCTTTCCCATCCCCGCACGCCCTGCAAATGCCGGTTCTACCCATCTCTCTCTCCTTCGCATTTTTGTGCCTTGTCCCGTGTTGCGCTCTTATCCTCACTTGGGGTAGAGAGACGGGTGGACCCGGGTCTCTTAACCCCGCTTCCAGGGCAGGAGGGCGGCTCATACCTTGGCCGGATCGACCGCCCGCTTGCCCTCTTCACACCGTTTTTTCTTGGATTGCGTGCAATTTTTTCCCGAAGCCTGCACTCCCGCACTCTCGCGGCCGCAGCACTTATCGCAGACCCACATCCTCCTGCCCTGGCGGTACTCCCCCCTTACGGATCTTTCTCCGCACAGGCCGCACTTCTTCGTCGCCCGATGCCGGGCCGAAAGCGCGTTAAACCGGTCGACAGCGGTATCGATGGCCTTCGCCACCTGCCCCTGCATGGGGCACGAAAGATGGGTGAGCCCCTCCAAAACGAGATTCCGGAGCAGGCTCTTTTCGGATCTTTCCAACTCACCCACGGCAAGCCTCCCTCTCACCAAGGCTCCCTTTGCGCAGCCAGTGCCTCACCTGGGCCTCGGGCGTTCTGTCTTCTGATTCCGCGATCAGGCGGATCTCCTCAAAGATCTCGGGATACAGGCTAAGATCCACGACGAGGCGAAGGCCCTCTAACGCGCCCGATTTCAAACCCGCTCCTTCCCGCGAAAGATTCACGGCAGCCGCTTTCACCGCCGGTTTCGTGCGGGCCTTCGTCTCCCGCCCGGCCGCGCTCCGGCGGATGCGCCGTTTCGAAAGGATCGCGTCCTTGTTTTTCCGGTAGTGCTCGTTCTGCCGATCCCGCTTGCACACCTTGCAAATCGATTCACGCCCATCCGGCCCATCTTTTTGCCGGTGGAACTCCTCGAGGGGTTTTGTCTCGCCGCACTTTGTGCACCGCTTAATGTCCTGAGACTCCGTCTGAGCCTGCGCAACGGCAGGGGCCATTTCCTGCGTCTCTTCCGTAAGCGACTTCACATCCTCATCCTTTCTTTTCGTCCGCTCCGCGTGCCGGGCCTCCCGCGAGGGGGCGGGTTTCAATCCCGTTTCGGCCTCCGCTCGAAGCGCCAAAACATCGGCATCGTCAAGCTCGCCCCGCGCCGCGGCATCCCCCGTCGGGCACTCCTTGCAGCAGGGATACTTGAGCGCAGTGACCGGATGCAGGCGGTTTTGGCCCGCCTTCGCCAGCCGGTTGGCAATGCAGCGCGAAACGGTCATGGTTGCGTGCATCTTGGGGCAATGCATGGCCCTACCTCACCACGGCCCAATGGGGCCTGAAGTCGTCCCGATGGATGCCTCTGCCGTTTCTCATGGCCCGGACGTGCTCCTCGTAGGCCGCTGGGTATTGCAGATATTCCCCCAGCGATGCCCCCGTGAGCCGTTCGATCCTAAGGCGCGCAAACCTCCGCCTCAGCCGCTCGTGCTTTGCAAAACGTCGTTCAAGCCTCATCGTGCATTTCTTCCACCACCCCCATATACGCTTTACCTCCCTCTCGTCGGATGCACCTGAAAGTACGGAGCATGTCCTTCCAGGTCGCACCGCATGCAGTACCACCACTCGAAGGGCTCTGATTCCGCCCCCCACCATCCCCACCGCATCATCCGCTCGCCGCAAACACGGCACTTGGGGCATCCAGCGCGCTCCCTCAAGAGATCCTCTAAGCAGCCGAGAGGATGCGGCAGCTCGGACCATCCCAGCACATCGCCGAAAGCTCCCGGAATCTGCCAGTGGTAGCGGCCGCCCGCAAAGACGGCGATCCCCATATTGCGGCCGTCGGTTGCAAGCACCGGCACGAACGGTGCCGGAGGATCTCCCGCCAGGTGAAATTCAAGCGGCCACACGCTTCCCCAGGCCCTCAACGCGCACCCCCTTCCCGCGCCTTTTCCTTCGACTCGCAGAGCCCGTAAGGCCGGACGCACTTGCCCGGTCCATCCGGGATGCGCACACCTCGGAACGCCTTATTGCTCAAAGCCTTCTTGTGGCTGCACGCGGTGCAGTCCCCGGTCTCATCCCTCTTTTGCACCTGATTCCCCCTTCCTCGCACCACGCCGCCCGTGGATGGAGAGTGCTGCGGCGATCGCGTGCAGTTGCTCCGGATGGCACCAGCCGACCTTTTCGACCGCAAACATCTTCTGAGCCATTCCGTGAGCGTAAGCCCAGGATTTCCCCTGAGCGCACAGCAGGGCGCTGATCTTCCCCATGAGCGGCAGTTTCTCCGGAGGAGGCTCAAGTCCCCGCTCCCAGGCGAGGAACCTCTCTTTTCGAGCCTCGGCAAAACGCTTCGCCTTGGCCGGCGGCCAAGGTTTTCCGCCCGTACCCTTAAACCCCAAAGCCGCAAACCTTCTCATGCACTCCTCGAACTGTGGAACGGTCAAATCCTTCGAGCTCGAGGCCGCCCCGCCGGTGACATCCTGGAGCATGTCCCGATAGGCCGCCTCATCCATTCCCGTCTTCGCCCTGGCCACGTGAATGAGCGCGATCTGACGCCCATTTACGGCCCCCTGCCTCGCCTTCCTTGCTCCCGCATACATTTTCTCACCTCCCTTTCTCTCGCAGCCGCTCCATGCGCGCATACGTCTCATCCGCCCGTTCCCAAAGCCTCATGGCGCGGTCGAAAGCCTTCGATGCCGCGGAGAATTCCGCATGAGTCGAAGGCTTTGGACCTTCGAGGGATGCATCCGCGATTCGCTGCGCCTTCCTGGCCAAGACATTCCAGCGAGCCCACAGGAGATCCGATTCCCTGACCAGCGGTGCCACCCTCGAAAAGAGCTCCAGGAGCTCCTCCCTGGATAGATGTTTGAGTGTTACGGTCGTTTCCACTTTCACGGCACACCTCGCTACTCCTCCGTTACGACGTCCTGGAGCTCGTCCGCGATGGTGCCGAAGGCGCAGACCCGCCGTATGGCCCCCACCGCCATGAGCGGCACCGCGCACCGCTCGGCCGCGATATAGCCGCGAGCGTCCCTAACCTCGGTCCACCAGGCGCAATCTTTCCCGAGGCATTTAACCCGGCCGCCCGCCGCCGCCGGATCTGAAGCCACCAAAAGCATCAACGGACACGTTCTCATTTCGTCTCCTCCTCACCCTCACCCACCTCGGCCACGGCAACAAGCGCCTCGTTCACCGCAACCCTCGCCTCATCCAGAGCAACAGCGGCCCGCCCCAGGGCGGCCAGGGCCGCCTTTCGCTTAGATCGAAGCTCCCTCAAGTAAGCCGCTTTCTCGTGGCACACGGGCATCTCAAGAGGCGTCTCGATGAACCGGTATTTCTCGCCATGATTGACCACGATCCCCATGCGCACGTACCGCCCGACCCACTCCCTCGCATAGTCTTCCGAGACCCCGGCCACCTCCTGCAGGTCCTCAAGGGTGACCGTTCCTCGAATACGGGCGAAGTCCCACATGATGTCCTGCTTTGTGCGCTTCTTGCGCCCCTTGCCGAGGTAGCGGTAGCGGCCGGGCTCGGCCCGCTCCACCTCGCCCGCGTTCAAAAAATCGCGCATGACCTGGCCGATCCTCCGGTGATCCGCATACTCCTGCACCCCAGCCTCGGCCCCGAGGTCTTGAACCGTAAAGGTCCCGCCCGCCGCGCCAAGCCGCCTGGCAGCCTCGCGGATCTTTCCCGCAAAGGTCTCTTCTTTCACCCCAAGCTTCAGCTCCATGGCTACTCCTTGCCCTTCAAGCCCGCCTGGGCGGCGATTCTGGCCATCTCTTCGGTCACCTGGGGCTTTCCGTCTTTCCCGGCCCCTTTGGCGTTTACGAACTGCACCAGGGCGCGCATGGAACGCTTTACGATCCTGAAATCCCCCTTGGCCGCCGTGTGAAGAATGCCCGCAATACCAGGATCGAGCCCGATCCCGGTCGCATCGGCCGCGTAGAGCATCACGTCGCTCACCGCGATGGGCTCAAACTCGATGAACTGGAACGTCCGGCTCCACATCCGCTTGTTTTCCTCCATCATGCCCTTGAGCTCGGGTTCTCCCACGAGGATCACCGGACACTTGGTGGCGTCGGTTAGATCCAGGGCTAGGAGCAGGAAGTCCTTGGGCAACCGCTGCATTTCATCGAGGAAGACGGGCCGGTTGGTTCCCTTGAGCCGTGCTATGACCTCGAGCCAGCATTTCCCCTTGCGCGAGGGAGGCGAGACCATCCCGACGCCGCGGCAGAGCGCCTGCGCAAATTCAAGCTCGGATTTCTTCCAGATGTACTGCACCCTGACGTAAACCCCGCCGTACTGAGCCGCCAGGACCTCCGACGTGAAGGTCTTGCCCATCCCCGCAGCTCCACAGATCCCGATAAGCTGCTCATCTCCCGGCATGGTCACGGCCCCGTCGACGGCTACGGCGGAATCACGGAAGGATTTTGTCTTGATCAATTGCGGCGTAAACTTTATGGTTTCCACTGTTTCACCCCTCGTTTTTTCAAGTTGTTTGGAGCCGCCTTCGATTTGGCCCATCGGAGGCGGCTATTTTTTATGGGTGCCCGTCACCCAACCTCATGATTGCTCCTCCTTTTCAGCTCCGTACATCAGCGCCATCTTCCTTTTGTGCTGCTCGAAGTAGTCCATGAATCGCCCGTATTCAGGCGTCTTTTCGAAGTAGCTCATCCACGCCTGCTCCATTTGGGGGATGAGCATCCCCTTGACCTGAGACTCGATATCTTTTTCGTACCTGTCCATGTCCGGGAGAAGGGCCACTTGCTCCCAGAAAGAGAGCTCCGGCGCGGGTTCCGGATCGACGAAAGCGAATAGATCCAGGTCCGCCTCCGCGCCCTTGGCCGCCTCTTCAGCCGCCCGCTCCTCTTCCCGGCAAAGCATGGCCGCCTCGAATTCCGCCTGTATCCGCCGCGCCTCGGCCTCGGTCATGGGCGGAGCCTCAACCGCTCTCTTGACGGAGATCTTTTCCCCGGCCTTCAAGGCTTCACGCCGCTCCTCCTCCTTGGCCGCCTCGCGCCGCTCCATTTCGGGAACCACCACCGCTTCGACAAACGCCCGCGCCTGGCCGAAGGTCTGCTTTTCAAGGTGCCGTTTGAGCTCGATTTGCCGCTTGAGCTCCTCCTGGTCGGCCTCGCTCCCGAGCACGCGCGCGGCCGGATGGACCGCCCGCATGCGTGAGGCCTCGCAAATGAAGCGGTTTCCCGTGTCGTAGACCCACACCCGGTCCCGGTCCAATTCATCGAAGCGAACGATGCCGGGCTGCCCCGCCCGCCCGTAAAGGCCTGGGTGATAGAACCGCTGCTCGCTCCAGGGCATCTTGATGCCGTCCCGGTGGATGGAGCGCACCGCATACGTCATGAGGAGCAACCGGAGGCGCCGCGCTTCATCCTCGGTAAACCCCGGTCCCCGCCCGGCATCGAAAACCGCCTGGGGAGTCATCCCCTTGAGGTGTCCTCTCTGGGGGCGTCCTGCGTAGCGGTCCACCCAATCGGCCAGGTCCCGGTGAAGATCCAAGGTCGAGGGGACCTTGCCGCCGGTTATCGCCTGATATAGAGCCACGTGGAGCTTCTCGCCCCGCATGAGCCGGGGGACTTTCAAATCTATGGATGTGCCGCGGTAGGAAGAGAGCTCGCGCTCGAGCTCGGCAAGGGTCCTGTGCCAGCGCTCCTGCGTTTTGGATTCGCCGTGATAGGCCCAGGCGAAGATCTTCTCCATCCCGAGAAGCTGGAAGGCGCCCATGAGAGGGGTTTTGCGCAGGTCGTCTACCCCGTTAAAAAAGCGGCTCCTAAAGGCTTTGCCGTTGTCGAGATATGCAACCTTGGGGAGTTTTCCCAGGCAGAGGATGGCCCGGTAGAGGGCCGTCGCCACGGCCTGAGTGTTTTCAGTGGGCGAGATCTCCCAGCCGACCGGATATGACGACTTCATGTCGAACCAGGTCACGAGCATCATCCGGACTTCCTTGCCCGTGTCCGGGTGCTCGGAGCCCGCGTTGAACACATGGCCGTCGCAAAAGAGGATGTCTCCGACCTCGATGGCGTCGTAGTCGCGGCTCATGTGGTAGACGAGCTTGTCGTTTACGGCCTTATGCCCCTGCCTTACGGCGGTCCATTTAGCCAGGTTGGCCTTCTTGTAGTCGCCAAGGAAGCGGCGCAGGGTGTCGTCCGAGGTCTCGCAGGGGATGCCTTCTAAGGCCATGCGGTCCCTGGCCCTGCGGATGACTTCTGCGATGAGAGGGGCGTTGGGGGATAAGGCCACCTGGGCCAGAATCTTTCCCTGCGCTTCCGTTACGGCCCGCTGCCCCTTGCGCCATTTGCCGCGCCGGTCGGCCAGGGCGAAGCAATCGTTTCCTTCTACCTTGATGCGATGGTCCCAGGCATCGAGAGTCGAGCGCCCGACAGGGCCGATGATTCTAAAGAGCTCGGGGAAAGCCCCTGCATCTCCCAGGTTGTAGGCGCTTACAAACTGCTCCCTTGCCGGTCCGAGAGATCCCCACCCTTGAGCCTTCCCGTAATGCTCCCGGTAAAGGCCCACGAGGTGAGCCTCGGCGAAAACCCGATCTATCTTCTCTTGCTTAAGCCCCTCCCATGAGGCCGGAAGGGAGCAGGCGGAAGAGATGAGCGCGGTAGATCCCGATATCGCTGGGAGATTGGATGCGGAGGCAGGGGCCGGAACGGAAACAGGGACCGGAAGTCCCTTCCGTGGGCGGCCGCGCCTGACGAGAGAAGGAGGATCGAGAAGCCCCTGGGCTTTGAGCTCGGAGAGGTGCTTCTCGTTCCTCTTTATGTTGACCTTGAGCTGCCAGTCATCCGGGAGGTCCGAGATCGGATAGTAGTTCTTGGGGCGACCCGAGCCGTTCACTCTCCGCTCGGGCTCGATCCCAAGGGCCTTGAGGCGACGATCAAGGGTAGCGCGGGGAATACCCGTCGCCTCAATCAGTTCTTCGAGGGTTACGTAGAGTTCGTCCATTTGGCGCTCGCCTGGGTGAAGAACGTCTAGTTATAGATCTCGCACAGGCGCGGGCTGCCGATCTCCCAGGGTTCCGGGAGAGAGAGCGGGTCGGGCTCGGCGAACTTATCGAAGTAGCTCACGTACAAAGACTCGATCGCGCCCACCGAAACGACCAGGCTGATGTTTTCAAACACGCGCTCTGGCCGCCAGGGCTTAAGGCATAGGACGGACAGGGCGGGGCACTCGAGCTCGATACCGGGCGAGCCCTCTACGAGCTCTCCATCGGTCCACCCCTCGAAGAGGTTCCGGTCGGTCCGGCTCAGCAGGTCTACATCGATATCATCCGGGACACGACTCCCCTCCTTGAGGCGTACCATCACGCAGACCAGCCCATCCTTGGACCTGGCGGCCGCTCCGGAAAGACTGCGTCTGAGGTTTTCGGCCGAGATCGGGTTGACCGCGTAATGCCGAAGTGTTCCTTCCGTAGCCAACACCACCGTTTTCACTTCCGTCGCTTCCGTCATGACACAGCCTCCTTCTGTTCTCCTTTGGGTTCGCCATCGGATGGTTTGTTTTCGGCCCCTGCCCCATAGAGGAGTCCCTTGTACTCGGAGCCTGGGATGTTCTCGAGAAGCCCCCCTGGTATCCCGTGGTGCAGTAAGGCATCGGTCACGCGCTTGCTCTTGTAGATTCCCTGGATCACTTTCGTGACCGATGCGGGATGTATCCCGAGCTCTCGCGCGACCTGCGCCGTCGTGATCCCCCGCCGGATCATCTCCGCCTTGATGTCCCGGTATCTTTGTCGCCGAGCCTCAAGGAGACTCGGCGCATCCATGTCAACTCCCATAGTCTTCCTCCAAGATCTCCCGCTGCAGCTTTCGCCTGCGGGTTGAAAGTCGTTTCACTGCAAGATCGAGCTTTGCCGCCTCGAGGATTCTCGCATCCCGCTCCCCCACCACCTTGGCCTGGCAGCATGCGGCCAGGACCTCGAGGGCGGAGAGGCTTTCGGCAGCCACGCAAAAGACCGGCAGAAGCCCCAGAGGGATGACGTTTCCCTTGGATTCGGCGACCCAGGCATCGAGGAGCGCCACCGTGATCCTTGCTGCGCGCCCCACCTTCAGCTTTTCCCTCGCCGCGATCTCGTTCATCCGATCCACCACCTGCTCGCGGCTCCACCGCGAATCTTTGAGCGTCTGTCTCATCGAGGTCTTCAGACACGTCACGGGGTTGATCGACGGGCCAAAAATTAAAAGTTGTCTGGGCTGTGCCATAAAAATCTCCTCCTTTCCTCAACGGAGTCCGGACTGCCGCTTTGACACGGACAGAAGCCACCAGTAAGATGCGCCCAACAACATGCTGACATGGTAAATGATTTTTGTGTGCAGTCAACACAAAAATCGGTGAGCAAAAGTCAATCGGAACAATTTTTTGTTATTTGTAATTATTACAGACTCTTACCGGTTTTGCTCATACAGCCTAGAAATGAGCAAAACTCCAGCGGGGTTTTGCTCACAAAAAATCATGACAAGCATCGGTGAAAGACTCAAAACGGCGCGGGAAAAACTGGGACTTACCCAGGCCCAATTGGCTGAAGCCCTCGAGGTGAAGCATAAAAACACCATCTCTACCTGGGAGAGAGGGCTTCACTTCCCTTCCGCTGATGTCTTGCTTCTCATTCGGGAGAAATTTGGAATAAGTGTTGAGTGGTTGGTTGCTGGCGAAGGCATGATGAGAGTCGGAGAGAAGGCGGAGGAAAAGGCTCAATGCCCTCCCTGTGTGTCCACGGTAAACCTGGAGGTGCTGACGGAGATCATCGGGGCCGTGGAAGAGGGGCTGGAGATGCTGCGGTTGACCCTGAAGCCCGACAAGAAGGCCGAGCTCATCGCCATCTACTACGAGGAGCTCTACGAAAAGAAGAAGAAGCCGGACAAGCGGTCCATCCTGCGATGGCTCCGACTTCTTTCATAAGGAGACGCCCCGGTGAGTAAAATCGTGTCATTTTACTAAGCACAGCCAGAGCACTCCCGGGAGAAGATGCCACAACCTTTGCCGAGGCTTCCTTTTACTTATACCAAAAAGCTTAGTATCGGCCACAACTTATGAAATAAGTCGTTTATGGCGTACAACTTGCTTTCTGTATGGACCTTTTATTTCCCCCCTTTGTGTCGGCCGTGCTCGCTCAACCACTCAATAAACCCAACAATCAAAGGAGGAAACAGAATCATGTCCATCGAATCACCGACCCTTCGTTCACAGATCGTCGGCTCCATGTCACAGGCTGCACCGACGCCACCAGATGAAAGCGAAGATCAGCCACGCATCGTACAGCAGATAATCACCATAAGTGGCGGTACAAACATCCATATCTCTACGGGCAATATCGAGATCCACCCAAAAAAAGAGGGGGCTTCGTTATGATCACTTGCCCAAAATGTGGCCGCGTACAGCAAAAAAGTGATGAGTGCTATGGATGTGGAGTTATATTTTCAAGAATTCCGAATTCCACAACCGACACGCAGGGGGCCAAAGAAGAAACTGCAAGGCCACCGATTGATTCCAGAACTATTTCCCAATGGAAGCCAATTGTCATAGCAACCACATTGATTGCGATTGCGATTGCGTGGTGGGGCATTTCAGGTAATTCAAGGGAACCGGCGATCAGCAACCCAACTAACGCAACAGAGGTAGACCAATCACCCAGATCGGACACACCAGAAAACCAACCGACAACCAATCACGCCAACGATACCCAGCCAACAACTAACCATACCAACAATAACGATATGGCAGCATATCGGCTCGCCGAGTTTCTTAATTATTCCATACAAGACCTAAAAAATATGAAAGGGTATGAAATAGAAGAATATATAGAAAAGATCGAAGGTCTAACAAGAGAAGTGGAAAACAGCGCCAGCATGCCAGCCGAGCAAAAAAATATGCTATTAAGCCGGTCGCTCGCAAGACTAGAAACTGCAAGGCCGATAGCAAGCAAAATCGCCCTCAACGAAAAAATGAATGAGCTTACGGCGGAGTACAAAGAACGTGTTAAACAGATTGATGATGACGCCAAACAAAAATTATTCAAACTTAAAGTAAAAGAATTTAAGAAAACACTCGATACACCATGATAGCCGCCAGAAACTAAAGTTCTCCCTTTATATAAGGACGGCACCATATGAAAGCGTCAGTTTTCTGCATAATATTGTCATTACTGGCAACACACCATGCATATGCCACAGATTCAATCCGCTGCAAGGATGGGATGGTTCGTGTTGGCGACTCGGTATCCACCGTCGTCAGACACTGCGGCCATCCGCAATCGGCAGATAAGAGTGTTGGCTCGCACGGGACCAGGGAAGAGCTCCTCTACAACCAGGGAGAAGGGGACTTTATTTATCAGCTCACGTTCGAAAACGGCAGGCTCAGAGCCATCGAGGAGAAAGAGAGAGGCTATAGCGTTAGGAGCCAGGCGTACTACCCACCCACCACAACACCCAGCCAACAGGGGACAACGTCCTCCTCGAGCACAGGCCCCGACGTCAAAGTCATCGAATGGGTGGCCGAACAGCAAAACCAGTACATCGTGGTCAAAGGCACAGTAAAGAATATGGGCAAACAAACCGCCAAGTGGGTCAAAATCAAGGTGCGCGCCCTGGACCAGACCAATCGCCTCATTACCATCGAAGAAGTCTACGCAAGCCGGGCCGAAGCCATCCCCGCCGGCGAGACATCCTTCTTCGAAGCCATGATCAATTATGACCCCTCCGTCACGAAATATGACCTCTCAGTCCAGTGGCACCCCCCAAAATAG